ATCAACCCATTTGATTTTTGGGAAGGTGCAAACTTCAAACTAAAAATCAGAAAGGTAGATGGATATTGGAACTATGACAAATCAGAGTTTGAAGATACATCAAAACTTTTTGAGGATGATTCTGAAGCAGATAAAGTTTGGCAGTCACAACACTCTCTTGCAGAGTTTACTGCTCCAACAAACTTTAAGTCTTATGATGAGTTGAAAACTAGACTAGAAGCAGTTCTTTCTGGAACTGTAAATGTCGGAAATGTTGCTGATGAAATAGATGACACCCCTGTTGCAAAACCTAAAGTAGATACAAAACCTGTAGCTACAAAGGTAGAGACACCAGTGGTTGAAGAAGATGATACATTAGCATATTTCGAGAAACTTGCTGAGTAAGTTATCGAGTGCCCCTTTTTCTAGGGGCACTTTTTCTTGTATAATTCTATACAATCCTTATAAATATAAACATGGCAAGAAGTAAGTATATTCAAGGTGTCTTAGCAGCTGCTAAGGGTAGACCTAAATCAACACAATGGTTTCGTGATAAAATCAAAGAGTTTGGTAAACCTACATCAGCACAATTGCTTCGTGATGGTAAAAGGTCATCAAGGCCTTTCTATGGTCTACTAAATATGTTTATATATGACCCTAAGTTAAAGGATAAATTACCATATTATGATACATTTCCTTTAACATTACCTATCGAACAATATAGTGATGGGTTTTTAGGTATAAATTTACACTACTTATCTATGCCAATGAGAATGAGGTTATTAGATAGACTAGTGGATTACAGTAACAATGATAAGTTTGATGATACCACTCAATTATTAGTGGATTATGCTAGATTAAAGAATGTTAATTTAATCAAACCATGTTTAAAAAGATATTTGGCAAGTAATGTGAAAACACAATTTAGAAAAGTGACGGCAGATGAGTTTGTTGTTGCGACATTATTACCTGTACAAAGTTTTAAAAAACAATCAGACCAACATGTGTTTAACAAATCAAGAGGAATGGTATAATGGATTTTGGAGGATTAATAGAAGCAAGTGCTTCATCAGTTTTAAATGAACTGTTGGCGTCTTTTCGTGACCCAGACGGCGGCATGGCCTTGCCTTCTTCTTATGAGGTTTTATTTTTACCACCATCAGGCACGAGAGCAACATCACCAGGCGCTTCTACAAATTTATTTTCACAAGTTTTACTTGGGCAAGTAGGTGGACAAGAACAAAGAGAAGTAGGATATCAATGTAACTCAATTGCATTTCCTGCTCGTGGCATTGATACAACACCAGATGAAAACATATACGGCCCAGCAAGAAAAATAGCAAGTGGTTACACATATGCACCTATAACTGGCAAATTTTATTGTCACAATGACATGAGAGAGAAAAAGTTTTTTGAAACATGGCAAAGACTTGCATATAATCCACAAACATTTGCTATGGGTTACTATGATGATTATGTTGGCACTATACAAATATATCAATTAGACCAAGAAAAAAACAGAAGATATGGATGTGAACTAATAGAATGTTTTCCAACAGATATAGCTGAACAGACATTAGACGCTAGTCCAGCGGCCTCAGTACAAGAGGTAACTGTAACATTTAGTTATAGATATTGGAAAAATTTAACAGATGAGGGTCAATTACCAAAACCATTATTAGATAGATTACAAAATGTTTTAGGTGACCAAGTCGAGAGGCAACTACTAAATAGAATACCAAAAGTATTAAGCAGATTATAATATAAGGAGTGAAAAATTATGGCTTTACCTAAACTTGAAACACCAACATACACTTTATTAATGCCTTCAACAGATGAAGAAATAAAGTTTAGACCTTTCTTAGTGAAAGAACAAAAAAGAATGCTTATGGCACAAGAATCTGAGGACAGCACTGAGATGGTTGACGCTGTAAATCAATTAATTCAAGATTGCACATTTAACAAAGTAGATACTAAAAAGATTGCGATGTTTGACGCTGAGTATATCTTCTTACAAATAAGAAGTAAATCTGTGGGTTCAAAAGTAGATGTGCAAGTGACTTGTCCAGATGACAAAGAGACAAAAGTTCCAGTCAATATTGACTTAGATGATATTAAGGTCGCTATGATGGAAGAACATACAAATGAGATACAACTTACACCTGAAATTAAGATAGTTTTTAAATATCCACTTTTAAGCACATTTACAAAATATACAAAATCAAGTGATACTGCTAAAATGATATTTGATTTGACAGCAGATTGTATAGAAGAAGTTCATTTTAATGATGAAGTAACTAATAAAGTAGATATGTCAAAAAAAGACTTAGATGAGTTTTTAGAATCATTGTCTACTGAACAGTTTGGTATGTTGGTAAAATTCTTTGAAACTATGCCAAGACTTAGACACAGAATAGAGGTAACTAACCCCAAAACAGAAGTCACTAGTGAAGTTATGTTAGAGGGGATACAAAGTTTTTTAGTATAGGGCTCTCTCACGAGAGCCTAACAAATTACTATAAAAGTAATTTTGCCCTCATGCAACATCATAAATACTCATTGACAGAGTTAGATAATATGATACCTTATGAAAGGGAGATATACATGGGGTTATTATCTAAATATATCAAGGAAGAAAACGAAAGAATAGAAAAAGAAAACCAAAAGATGAGAAGTAAAAAATGACAGAAGAAAACAAAACAGAGATAACACCGACTAAATTTGATAGTTGGCGTATATTCCCTAGATTACTAATCACACTCTATGGATTTGCATTTTATAGAACAACAGAGTGGTTTATGACACTGCCTGACCCAACAAATGCTCAGTCAGCATTTGTATCAGTCATAGTAGGAGCAGGCGCTGCTTGGTTTGGATTATATGTAGGTTCAGGTAAAAAATAATGGCAAATGTATTTGACAATCCAGAGTTGAAAAGAAGTCTTGCAAGGGCGAATGAAATGCAAAAGGAGCATACCGAAGCATTAAAAGTACACACTCAATTTATAAAAGAACAACAAAAAGTTGTTGATAGAACTACCGATTCATTAGAGAAAAATAAAACAGCTATAGATGAGGCAACAGAGGCTGGGAAAGACACAACAGCATTACTTAAAGAACAAGCCATTCTAAAAAGTCAATTGACTGAGGCTAAAGAAGACCTAAAAGTTAGAAAAGAAGATGAAAAAGAGGACAAACAAGAATTTGATAAAGAATTATTTGTACAAATGAATGAAAGTTTATTTAACATATCACAAGCTGAATTAGACAAAAGGAAAGAGTTTGACGCTCAAATGAAAATTGATGAGGAGATATTGGCAAATCTAAAACAAACAAATCCAGAGGCAACTACTGAGATAGCAGTGCAAGAAAAAAACTTACAACTAAAGAAAGAAAAAGAAGAAAAAAGGCGTGAAAAAGCTAGTACAACAGGATTCCAAAGAGGATTTAAAGCCGTCACAGATGGTTTAAAAAATATTGGTAAAAATATTAAAGCAACGGCAGCAGTAACTTTAAAAGGTGGTTTACTGATAGCAGCTTATTTTGCATTTGCTAAATTTTTACAAAGTCCAATGTTTGGCAAAGTCATAGAGGTAGTAAAAGAAATCGCTGCTGGTTTCAAGGCAATATTTGATTACATTATGAAACCAGGCGGTATTTTTGATGGTTTAAAAAGAGCATTTGGTGGAATATTAGATATTCTAGGTAGTGTATTTAAAATTATCACTGGTATATTTACAGGTGATGGTCAAAAAATATTAGAGGGTTTTAGAGGTATATTTGCTGGTTTAGCAGAAGTAATTGGTGGAATAGGTGAGGCGATATTTAGTATTATAAAAGACCTTGCTGTAGGTTTAGTTAATTTAGTCGTAGGAATAGTCAAAGGTATATTTAATGCAATAGTAAACGCTGTCACTGGAGTATTTAATTTTATTAATGATATGTTTGGTGGATTCTTTGACCCTATCGCAAATGCTTTTAGTCAATTTTTAGGTGGGTTTAAAAAAATATTTGAGGGTGATATATTAGGTGGTCTTTCAGATATAATATTAGCACCATTTAGAGCAGTTGGTGAAATGGCTGCTAATGCATTTAGATTTATTTTAGATAAGTTTGCATATATTTTAAACCTTATTCCAGGCGTAGATATTAATATTGATGACTTTTTAAAAGGAGGAGCACCTGATGTTCCAGAATCACCAGAGCCACCACAATTTTTAAAAGATTTACAAGGGCCAACTCTTGCAGATAGAGCTGGGGCGTTAGCAGTTAGAGAACAAGCAACACAATATGTTGTTCAGAATAATACTAATAATAATGTTGTTGGAGGCTCAACAACACAAAATATAAATAGCACTAGATTTGCAAAAGACCAAAGCACCCCTTTTCAATCAAATAACGCTTAACTAGGATTTAGATGGTCTTCGGTTAGTATCTTAAATTCCATATTATTATCTAAACAAAACTCTTGTGCTGATTTCCACTTTGCTTTATTGATACCCCATGTCTTAACTTTATTATACCAAACCCCTGTTCTTCTTTTAGGATTTCTCTCTGGTGGAGTGCATTGATGTTTAGGTTTAACTTCTATGATGTATTTTTTAAGACTGCCGTTTTTACTACGAACTTTGATATAAAAGTCTGGAAAATATCTATGATAACGACCATCCCAAGGCGATAGATATGGTATTACTATTTCCTCACTACCCCATTCTACAATAGATTTAGTAGTATCACAATACTTCATCATCTTTAATTCCCATGATGAACGATATACTATTTCTTTCAAATCACCCTTATATTTGGTAGGATTTTTAGGTTTAAACTTTCCTTTATATCTCATAATCGTTATAAATACTTTAAATCATATAGGACTATTTATACATGGCAATAGATGTATTCAAAAGACAAGGCAAATCTGCCGTCACAGGATTACTAGGTAAAAATTTAAGAAGAATCGCTGGTAATGTCGGTTCTGTGATTCGTGGTGAGATAGGAAGTGAATCTTCTGAGACAGCACCAATCAATCGAACTAAACAATCTACAAAGATGTTATCTTTTCCTATTGATGTAGGTGCAGACCCAGGCATAGGCAATCATGGTCATTATGTCATGTTTTTTATTAATCAACAAGAAAATGCTAAATTAAAGTTTGGTGAAGAAGCAGAAAATTCTGGTGGAGGTGGAACTGGGCCAGCGTCAATGATAGATGAGGCAAAAAGAAAAGGATTAAAAGCTGTACAAAAAGTATATGATAGTAAAGCAGGTGGTTTTTTAAATCAATATGTTCCTAACATAACTGCTAAAAATTTACTATCTGGTTTTACAGACACTATTGCTGGATTTAAAGTTGGTAAGTCTGGTAAAATAAAAACAGAAGTTAAACATCAAAACAAAGAGGCACATAGAACAGATACAACAGTTGCAATAGAAAGAGCACCAACAAAAAGATTAGACACAGTGATTTCTATGTATATGCCAATGCAAGTAGAGGTTTCTTATAAATCACAATACCAAGACACACCGATAGGAATATTAACTTCTTCTGTTGTGGATATTGCAAGTTCACTTATGGCAACAGGTGAAGTAGACCAAGCAAAATTAGAAACAGCTGCTAAAGAGGCAGGTGTAGGTTTAGAAAGAGCTGCTGTAGGTATGGTAAGTGATTTAGGGCCTGGTTTAGGTGGACTAAAAGAAGCAGTAGAAATGAAAAAGGGTGTTATTGTTGCTGATAGATTAGAATTGGCATTTAAAGGTATAGACAAAAGAACATTTAATTATACTTTTAAAATGATACCAAGAAGTCAGGCAGAGGCAGAAGAAATAAAAAAAATAGTCAATGCATTTAAATTTAACATGTTGCCTGAGTTTGCAGATGGTGGTCGTGGTGGTAGAAGTATGACTGTTCCAAACACATTTGATATACAATACATGTATCAAAATTCTGAAAACAATTTCTTACATAGAATATCAACATGTTATTTAACTGATATGAATGTAAAATATGGTGGAAGTAGATATAGAACATTTGATGGTAATGCCGATGGCGCTCCACCAGTTGAGACAGAGATATCATTAAACTTCTCAGAAATAGAACTCATTACAAGAGAAAGAGCTCAAGAGGGTTTCTAATATGTATTTTAAACAGTTTCCAACAATACCATATGATTCACATGGCACAGGTAAATTTAAAGATGTAAAAAATTTACTAAGGCGTGTTGCTATAAGGTCAAAAGTAAAAACAAATACGATGGTATATGACACATATGATGTAAAGAATGGTGAGACACCAGAATCAATTGCATTTAAATTATATGGTGACGCTGAATTACATTGGGTAATCATGTTAGTAAATGATATCACTGATAGATATCATGACTGGCCTATGTCAGAGGCACAATTTTTACAATTTGTCAATGACAAATATGACAATGTTGACGCTGTACATCATTATGAGATAGCACAATCATCTGGTGACACATCTACCAAGATTAATATTGGAACTAGTAATGCAGATTATCCAACGGCAACTGCTATAACTAATTTTGAACATGAACAAGAAGAACAAGATAAAAAAAGAAAAATAAGATTATTAGACCCTAGTTTTCTAGAGGATTTTGTTGAAGAATTTAAACTATTAATGAGAGAAAGTAACATATAATGGCTGGAATAAATTTCGCAGGCGAATATAATATACAAGAACTTAAATTATTTACATCGGCAGGTAATGTA